CGCTATGAAACTGCTATCAAGATTGAACGAGCTATTGACCAGCTTGCGACGCTCCAAAAAAAGTAAAGGAGTAGAACAAAGAGCATGGCAGAAGTGTGATGCTTGTGGTCAGCAGACTCAATACTTTGTAGTCTTTCTGTATAAGAGCAGTTTGATTTGTCATAAGTGCTATGAGGAGGATACATGGTTAGCAAAAATAAAGCAAAAGGAAACTATCACGAACGATGGTTTCTAAAGCTATGGAATAACTTAGGAATAAAGACAAAGAAACAACCACTATCGGGCAGTTTAGGTGGTGAATACAAAGGGGATTTGACTATCGAGATTGATGGTCAAGTTCTCTTTGTAGAAGTAAAGTATCGAGACAAGAGTTCGTTTCCAAACGTATTCAATCTCTTAGAAGATAGGGATATGGCAGTCTGCAAACGTAAGACTGGTGACCCTAGATACTGTGTAATAATTAGTGACCGAGTATGGGAATCAACATTTAAAAAACTTATTGGAGGATAGTATGAAAGTACTTAACACACTTGAAACTTACACAACACTTAACTCTGTGCAGTCAAAATATTTCTTTGGTGTCACAAGCGGTGACAACCCTAGAGAGATTGCAACAGCCAAACAGTTGTGGAAACTTCAGGACTTATCAAATAAATTATATCACTTCTATTTTGCAATAGAATCAGTTCTCGATGTTTGCGGAAACAAAGAGATAACGAATACTCTCAATGATACCAAACGTATGATTGATGAGCTGAGTGAAATCTCTTTACCAATGTCGAAAATCAATACCGACAAAAAAATAAAATTACTTATTGATATGCTTGAATCAACTCTACCGAAGTTCTCGAAAGTGGTTCAGGATTATAAATTTAATAAATCAGCATAGGAGAAAACATGTCTAAAGTCGTATCTATTGGGGAGGGTGGCAACGTTGCTACCCTTCTCACATTCCGTTCGCCAGCTAAAGCAAACGAACAGCTAGTAAAAGAACTCAACGCTCTTGAGTCTGTGAGTGTACGCATGCTCGATGTCAGCTGTACCAAGCTTGCCGATGCTCTTGCCGCCAAAGCAAATGTCGAAGCATACCTAACACCGCATAGACCGGATAGAGTTCGCCAGCTATTCAGTCGCTGGAAGTATCTATTCCAACGTCCATATGAAACAAGCATGGACGAGTGTAGTGAGCGTGTAGAGATTATGATTGAGAGTCTGGTTGATATACCAGCCGATTGCATCATGCATATCTACAACATGTCCATAAAAACATTTCGCATACTTCCACCCTACTCAGATGTCTACGGACTGGTAAAAGCAGACCTAGAAAGACGCAGATTTTATCTCGATAGGTTTGATTATTTTGTTGACCAGTTGCAGAAGTGAGACTACAATCGCCATATAAATAAGGAGAAAACTATGGATAGACAAGGATTTATCGGTGGCACAGATGCCATCAGAATTATGAATGGAGAGTGGCTACAGCTGTACGAAGAGAAGCTAGGTCTTACAGAACCAGATGATTTATCAGAGGTGCTAGCTGTTCAGCTCGGTGTGCATACAGAGCGTTTCAATCTTGACTGGTGGGAACAAGAGTATGACCATGGCTGGCAATTAAAAGGAGCAAAGAAACATTACCAGAGAGAAATAGAAGTAACTGGGAATGGTGTGCCGCTCAAAGGTACGGCAGATATGGAAGTCATCACAAAACAAAATACTAGCTTTATTGTAGAAGCAAAGCACACCAATGCATTTACAAACATGGCTACCATTATCGAAAGATACATGCCACAGATTCAGCTGTATATGTACCTACACAAGATATACTGCGATAGATTAAACTACAGAACTGAAGGATGTTATCTGTCTGTAATATTCGGCAACTCCAAATGGGAATCAAAGCACATCAGTTATGACCCAGAGTATGTCAAGTTAATGATGGAAAAGATAAAAGAGTTCTGGTCGCATGTTGTAGACCAGCGACCTCCTAGCAATCGTGATGCGGAGACCCCAGATATCTCAAGCATCGCGATTGATAGGAAGGTCAAGATGGATATGAACAGAGACAACGAGTGGATGTCAGACGCACATGACTATGTTGATACCCTGGAGTCTGCAAAGAAGAACGAGTCAGCCAAGAAGAGATTGATGAGCCACATACCACCTGATGTATACCAGATGGATTGTAGTTTATTATCTGTAAACATAACCGACAAAAGAAGAACAATCAAAGTGAAGGAGCAATCATGAACAAGAAAGACCCTGAATACAATGCAACCATGTTGAAGAAACAACACATGGAATTATGGAACTCACTAGCAGAATCAGATATGAAATACCTGAAGCCAGTTTCGTTTGGTTCGCGTAAGTTTATATCTATTGACCCACAATATCAGGTAAGAAAGATGACTGAGAAGTTTGGACCAGTTGGTGTAGGGTGGGGATACAACGTAGAGTATGACTATCCATCTAGTGATGGTATGATATTGATTGTAGCAAAGGTAAGTATATGGACTACTCTACCTGAAAATATTTTCGGTCCGATTGCTGGCAGTAGAACATTCTGGCACAAGGACATGAAACGACCAGCCGAAGACGCTGGCAAAATGGCATTGACTGATGCACTAACCAAAGGTCTGTCTCATCTCGGTTGTGATGCTGATGTGTTTCTCGGTAAGCACGACAACAAACACATGGCTGATAATAAAAAGTCAGACTTAAATCCATTCTAATACGGAGGTAATATGGAATACGATAACACTAACACTGGTGCTATATTCAATAGCAAGAGTGACCAGCTAGTTCTAGTTGGTACTGGAAGCCTTAACGATGAGGGCGAGACCAAACGCATAGCAATGGTCAAAGATGTAATGCCTGATGGTACTACAATCCGAGACATCTATGTCAAGGTAGGTAGACTGTGGGATAACAACAGCGATACACCAAATGCACCAACGTTTACTGGTGTGGCAGAAATCTCTTCTGGAGAAAAGAGAGTTGCCGCTTGGGTCAAGCAGACAGAAAAAGGTAACATTCTGTCTATGAAACTGACCGAGAAAAATGCAATGTCGTCCAATAATGATGTTGACAATGGCGACAATTCAGATGAAATACCGTTTTAGGGACATAGTTTTCTCCAAAATAACTACATCCTAAAACATACTAGGAGGTCTTATACTGCTCAGACCTCCTAGTTTTTATCAGCGGAGGATACTATGATAGAAAAGATGACCCACACTATCATTCTCATGCTCACCATCGACCTTGAATCTGCAAGAGAATGTCAAAAACTAAGCGAACAAGTATACAATGAGAACAGATGTTTCGAGGCATACAATATTTACAGCACTGTTCCACCTCGAAAGCCAGACAACTTCGAGGACATCATTTCTTTATATATAGAAAGGAAAAAGCTATGGGAGAAATAAAAGAAGATAAAAAAGAAAAACAAATAGCAATATCTATTGCTGATTATGTACAAGACTATAAAAAACATTTTGATGCTTATCCAATAGACGTAGAAGTAGATAATATAATTTACTCTTATGATGAATATTGGAAGATACTAGACAGTAGTCAACCATAGATGAAGAAGCCAGAGTTCATCTGGACCATCGTAATCATCAAAGTCAAAAGCTAGTTGTCTAGGTGTGCAATTGGAAGTGAGGTCCATCGATAAATGGACGTCTTGATTCTTTTCGTCTTGTGTCGATGTA